ACCGGAGATCCGGAGGGAACCTGGGGCCGTTCTATAGGCCCCAGCAATACCCGTAGGTCCAATGTTCAACAAGGACCTTCTTGGTCCGAGGTTTACCGAGAAATCCACGTTTGGGCTCGCGTCCATATGTGAAATTCTCGATCATACCTCGGCGTGCTAACATTGCCAGTAATAGACCGAAACTCGCCTTTCGACGAGTTATAGGCCTAAACTGAACAGTGTTTACCATCCATCCGTCTATAAAGTGTCTAGCACGAGGGGCTCGAGCTTCATCATAAGAAACAATGAAGCCCGAGTCACCAACGTGTTCAGGCACTTTACATTGACGCCACTCTTTAGGGGAAGCCTTATAAAGGGCTAACCAAAGAGAGCGGAACCTAGGGTCACAATACTCGCCGTATCCACGCCTGTTGGCGTAGATGCGAAGGGCATTAGCGACCTGTACCGAATAAGGGATTTTTGCATCCTTTTTCCGGCGAAGGTAAAATGGACGTACATTCTGGTTATCAAACCAGTCTGTACCGCACGATTCGAAGAACTTTCCAGCCAGGAAAGACTTCTTAGTGTTCACACTAAAGCCCAAGGACTCCAGTGCATTAATCACATCCTCAGCGTAAGCCTGTGGGACGATAATATCGTCACCATAGACAGACACAAAAGGATGTAACTCTTTCGGGACATACGTAAAAGCAACAGCCGCAAAAATTAGCGACTCAAGTTCAAACGTAAACCCGTTTCCCATCGAACTAAATTTCTCTAGTTCATGGAAATTGCCGTCAATAAGGATTTCAGAGCTCCTAAATAAGTCTAGGAGATGAAACCAGCATTCCGGCAATAGAGTTTGAACGATCTTGAAAGAAATGGTATCGCTAGCGGCTTTCAAATCAATGGTCGCTAGGGATTCAGTACTAGCAATAGATGCTAAGTACTGATTTCTTTCTTGAGAGTTCAGATTAATACCGAAACGCATTAACCGCTTACGTAGTAAAGCCCCGATCCCAAGCTGACCATAAATGTTCAGAGTGGGTTCGATAGCAATACCACGGTCGGTTTTTGCGTTCTTCGGAACGGTTGTGAACTTAGATCCCGCGACAATAGTAGGATGAGATTGGTGTTCCCACCATCTTTCCCCTAATATTGCCTTATAAAACGGGATTAGTTCAAGGGTAAGATGCATTTCTGCATCATACTTATCTGACAGTACACAACCTCTGCCAGTGACGCCAGTGGTAGCTCCTGGACCGAACCTAAAATGTTCGGAGATGAAATTTAATTCATCAACTCCCAGGGGTCCTAACATCTTTTGAATTAGAATACTAACTCGAGAGATGCCGGGAAATGTAGACGATAAAGAGAAATTATCGTTGACATTCTTGCACTGATGTTCGGAGTCCCAAAAGGACTTCATAGCAACTTCTTGTCGATCAATCTTAAGCGGCAAATTCGCCGACTTCTGTAGAATCTCAGTAACAAGGTAATCATCCGCGAAATTGCGGTGGTCCTCGTAATTACTAGGATCTATAGAAAGTTCAACAAGCTGTTCCCATTCGTGATATTTCACGAGTAGGTATACAGCAAGTGACCTAGGAGTGTCAACAATAACACAAAGTTGCTGCGTCACCGAAGCTTCAAACTTAAGGTCTGAAGTAAAGTCTAAGGTAAAACCTTTGGACATGGCTTTTCTCCTCGCAATCGCTTAACAGTTAAGCTAATTGCATAATGATACACTGTGAAACGTAGTGAAAAGAAAAAATCTTTCACCACGCACCTATCTTTAGTAGATAGGATCCAGATCGGCAATCATGCCAGCGATATCTGTTGCAGATAATGCATTCGCAATATATGCAGCAAGATCATCGCGTTCGGCTTGAGTTGCCTGTTCTGGGATCACAATATCACAGGAGAAGCGAGCTGTGTATGCTACAGACGTTACCGTATCAATAGTCTGTTCGGTCGGAAGATCGAATCGAATAGAGATACGGTTAGTCTTCCGTGACCCATTAGCAGAAGAAAAACTGCTAATCAATCGCGCGCGTCCAGCAGAAGTAAGAGCGACATCTCGGTCTTCAAAGACCTGTTTGTCGGATCCTACGTAAGCGGGAACGAACGAGTGGGCGACGGGTGTAGCTTGACCGTCATTGAGGCTTATTGCTGTTGCACTAGGCATTTTATATCTCCTTTAGAGATGTAGAATCCAGGAAACTACCTGGCTAGGCATGAGCTAACGCTTACATGCTTTATTGACGGACCAAAGAAGGGAAACCGCATTCGCTAATGTTTGAACTGAGTGTTTAAACTCAATTTTAGGCATACGCGGAAACGGCATTGAGGTGGAGACGCCACGTTCGAAAGATTCATACTGGAGACGATCTAATCGCTCCCGTGTGGCTCCCGAATGATACACGTCAGACCTCACAAGTGTTGCTTTTCTCTTTGTAGCGTAGGAAATTCCTACAATGTTGAGTCCTTGAGTAGCGGATAATGACGACAAATAATCGCCAACACCAATACCCCAGTCCACAACAAAAGAGAATGGGATTAACTCCCAAGCGAGTGACAACGGATTACCGCCGGTAAAACCGGCACCGTTATGCGTCACTTCGACAAAGCACCTTGCCCCTATCGAGGTTTCGTACACATCTTCTCCATAGGTATCAGAACCTTTGACCGTAGCAGAAACCCTTTTATAATAGGGCTTCTCAATACGGGCAGAGAGTTCACCAACCGAAGAGACGAGTGTACTAACTAAGGGTTTTACGCCAAAGTTAGCTGTCAAAACAGCTGCAGGGATCGCACAAGGAGTAATATACCGTCGAACTTTCTTCGGTAACTTACCTCTATATAGCGACCATGCGGTCTTAGCACCAACGGCAAAACTGTGCAGCATTTTCACAGTTTCACCGAACTCTGCCACATCTTCACCGATATTAACTTTAAGATCGGCGACTTTGAGGCGGAGTGCAAGTGCCCAATCAGGATCAGGGAAATGACTTTCCGTGACACTCATCGTCAAACCAGTATTTACGACCTTGTCGTATTTATACAAAGTTTGAAGCTGAGAGGTAGAGGGACACCAGTACGAATAATCGCGGGCCTTAGGAAGGACCTCGATTCCGTACTGTCTCTCTTCTCTTGATTGCCTAGGGAAGGCAGCCGGAGAAATCCGGACATTGCCAGGCTTAGGTCGACTCTGTTTTGGTGCAGGGCTCTCAGATTTATAACCAGTAACAATGTTACTGACATCATCAGGTGTGGTTGGAAGACCACAGGGATTAATATCCCACTGATAATGTCGAAGAACAATATCTTCGGTTTTCTGAGTAGTTGTCATAGTAAAACTCCTAAATTATAAAGATAATTATAGGAGCGTCACAGACGAACTCCCTACGGGGAAACGAAGCTCAAAAG